CACCAAGTGGAACGCTCGCAGAAGAAATGAGAGGAAACGCATTTGGTTCTTCTAGTGAAGATATTAATTTTGGTGGTGCGATAAGAAGAGGGTTAGAGACTGGACGAATTGAAGGAGCAGCTAGATTAGCTAGCGGAATAAATAACCCCTACGCTGGAGCAGATATAACAAGTAGGGCATTAAGCGTAGAATTAGCTAAAACAACAGCAGCTGTAGGTAGATCTGCCTATTCAGCTTTTGCTACTCCAGGTTCTGGGGTAGCAGTTACAAAAAACTCAATGAGATTTATTAAGAACGCAGACGTATTATCTGATTTGGGTCTACAAGTATTTAACCCTCAAGATATAACAAAAATAATGAGTGGTTCTTCTATAAGTTCAAAAATATTGGTTGGTAGAGATGTTTTTGAAAGAATGGAAGTTAATGTTGCTGGAGCGGGTGGATTAGTTGAAAGAATGAAACTTTCAGATGCATTGATAGGTACACCCGGTACACAAATTTTACAATCAACAGGCTTAAGCGTAGGCGACACGGTATTACCAGAACACGTAGTCAGCACTGCTGCAGAAATGAATAAAGTAAGATTATCAAAAGTAACTGGTCAAGATACAATAAATGCATTTCTTGGTGGGCAAGGAGCTTATACTCAAAAGCAATCAGACGTGTTAGCATCATCATTACTGGAAGCCGCTGAGTCAGTGGCTAGTGCTTCAGACTTAGGTGGTATAGGAACGGGAATTTCATCAGATTATGCAGCAGAAGGTGTTTCTGATGGGACAAAACAATTAAGAGATTTGCAAGCTTTTATAAATTCAGGAGATAGAGAAGCAGCACTAACTGCTGTTAAAGAAAAAATAGAGACTGGTGGTTTAGGCGTTGCTAGAATAACTAATGACGTGGCGGCAAGTGCAGAAAATACATTAGGGGCAGTTGCAGAGCGGAAGCGGAAATGATATGTTAACCGCTGGAAGAACTTCTAGACTTATAGACATGGATGAAACAGCAGTAGTCTTGTCCCCATTTGAAAATGCAGAAAATACAGGATTAGCTATGGAGTTAACCCCAGCTGAAATGGCAGCTAGATCATCTGCTCAAGACAAACAAGCCATAGGTATAGCAAATCAATTATCTGACACTATAGACGAATCAAAAACTTTAAGGTCAGGAATAACTAGCGAACTTAGTTCTTTAAAGGTAGGAATAAACTACGCTGACAGATCTAGAAACGTTAGGCAAATGTACGCAAACTATAAAAAACCAGTAGGAATTGGTTTAGCAGCTGCAGCTATTGTTGGAGCTGGTTACTATATGTATAACAAGTCAAAAAATGAAACAAACCCATACGACGAAGTTATGGATCAGCAAGAGACTATGCCTGGAAGAGCACCAAGAACAGATATTTATGATCCAGTCCCAGTTCAGGCTTATAGCCAAATAAATGACCCATTAGCTACAGCTGGAGTTGTTGGAAATTTAGATAGATCAAAAATAGGTCACACAAGAATGGGACCAAATAAATATGATTACTTATATAATTAAAGGAAAATAAAATGGCGTTAAACATAGGCAGAGCCATTAGAGGAGCAGGTAAACTTTCTGGTAGAGCAGCATCTTCTACCGCAAAAAACACTGGCGTTAGAAAAGCTGGCATGGGGATGCTTCTTGGTGGAGCAGCAGTTGCTGGTGTTATTAGTGGGTCAAAAAGTTTAGTTGATGGGGCTTTCGATGTTGCTTTTGATAATCCAGAGGCAGACAGAGCATTTACTGGTGGAGACATAGGTCCTGGATATATTTCATCTCAAATAGTTGGCGGACCAATAGGGGCAGCAGGAAAAGCTCTTGGCCCAGTAGGTCAAGCAGCAGGCGCAGCAGCAGCAGGGCCAGTAGCAGTTGGCGGAGGAATGTTAGCTGGGGTGGGAACAGTAGGTCTTGCTGGATCAGCATTAGCATATGGGGCAAGCGAATTAATAGGCAAGGGTGAGAATCTGGCTGCAAAAAAACTGTTTAAAAGAGGTATGTTAGGATCTGGAACAGTAGCAGGGATTGGTGGAGCAGCAATGCTCGGCTCTGCTTACGCAGCAAAAAAGCTAGTTTCAAAGATGTCTACAAGTCCATACGCAAATAGAAGATCTAGTAAAAACCAAGAAGAAAGACTTGGAGCTAGCGGAAGCATTGTTCTCGGAATGCAAAACTCCAGAAGAGGTTACTAATGCCTATTGACCCAATGACCGGACAAAACTTACCGTATCCTGGAGATTATAGTTCTTCTGGTATCCCTGGCCAGGTAACTGGCATGACTACAAGATCACAAAGTAGTTTATTTAACGACGTTCAAAGCAGCCAACCAGGGCTTATGTCTATGTTTGCCTTTAACTCTAGAAGAGGCGCTAACACCATAATGAAAGGTGGCTTCCTAGATACCAATAGAGATAGTAGGCTCTTTAAAAGAAATGACTCTCTTAATAGAATGGTTGGTTCTGGTTCCTCAAGACGCGCAACTGGACTACAGGCTTCGCACATAGACGGTCGTGGAGCAAGATTTGGTAGAGGTTCATACGTTGGCACAATAGGACGTAGAAACGCCAAAATGGCAAAGATGACAGATGCTTTGGCGGATACCACTGGTAAATTAAATGCGTCTGCACCAAGAATGAGACCTTTTATAAAGAACCACTTAGACCCAAGGGCTTTAAATAGGTTCCATTCTGTAACGGCATTAACTGGTGCAAAAAACGCTTATAGTCCTTTTACTGGTTTAAATGATATTGGTGAAAAATTATTTAGTGGAGAAAAATATAAAAAACTAGTTGGTGGTACAGTTGGTGACGACACTAGAATGATGGGTGGCGGAGCATTTGGTATGCTTAGGGCTGCTACCCAAACTGACGCCATTGAAAGAAAAATAGCAAAAAGAACAGCTTCAGGCAAAGATACTACAAGGCTTACAAAAAGGCTAGGTAAAGCTAGGCAATCTATATCAGACATAGCAAGGTCAACTACTCCTGGCTTTGACCCATTTAATATGGCTACAACAACTGTCAAAGATTTGCAGATTGCTCAAGTTAGCGGAAGGTCTACTCCATTCCAACAAGCAAGTCCGACTAAAAAGATTAACCCAGCAACTGGAACAACGCGATTTAGAAATCCAACAACTGGAAGATTTGAAAATAGGTTTAAAACACAACAACCATACTTTAGAAATAGGATGGGAACGCCAGCTGCTCCTCCAGGAGGAGTGGGTCCACCAGCACCTCCTGGGGTAACCGCTTCATCAAACGCAAAGATAATAAGAGGTAGTGGTGGTGGCTACAGTGCGGTTTTGGATGATGGATCGTCTAGGTTTATAAGCCAAGACGTAGGCTCTAAATTTTTCAAAGATGGTGTAGGTTCTACTGGAAACGCTCTAGCATCATCTGCAAGAGGAGAGCTAACAAAAAGAATGTTGGGTTATGCTCGTGGAGCTCAAGGTTTTGCCGAAGCAGGCAACTTATCTGGACAAGCTTTAGCTGGAGCAAGGTCAGCAGTAAACGACGCTGCTACATTAATGAGTAGAATGGATGCAGCTGGAGTAGAGGTCCGTAGATCAGGTGGAAGCAAGGCTGCAAAAATAGCTGATATTAGATCTAGTAGAACAGCAATACATACAACAGCACAAGAGCTTCTCGAAATGCAAAGTCAAGTTGGCGCAGCAGGAAAAAACGCAGGGAAAACATTAACATTAGATTCTTTTAATGCAAACAAAAAAGCAGCACTTAAAGCTGGTGGTCCTACTCAGGCCTTTAAGACTATAGCTGATGATATACTTAGTGTTATACCTGGGGCCCCAGGGTCTGCCACGGCAGCTAGTTCAGTAGCAGTAAACACAAATATGGCGACAGGAACTGGAGCTAAAAAGTTTCTTACAGCTGACGTAACTGAAGCTGTAATAGGCAAAAAAGCTGGCTTGATGGCTGGTCAAGAAATGCTAGAGCAAGGTCTTCTCAAAACCTATGGGGTAAGAGGAGCTGCACAGATAGCTAGGTACGGAGGTAAAGAAGGTGCTAAACTAGTAGGTGCTAGAGTCGGCGTAGCTGCATTAAACTTTGCTAACCCAATATTAACTGCAGCAGCAGTGTATGATATAAGTAAGATGGCTGCAACCGCAGTTATAGGCGGAGGAGCCAGATTTGCAAGGGATGCCATGAAATCTATGCAGGGAAGCATTAATAAGCCTGCTTTTGGCATGGGTTATGTTGATAACGAGGTTGCTGCGACTTCAAGAGCAAGAGGCGTTGCTGCAATACAAAACTCTAGACTAAACGCAAGGAGTGCTTTAGGTTCTGAAGCCGGAATGATGGCTTCCCATTTTGGATAATTATCATGACTAGCTTAAAAGATAAGACTAAAAATTTTAGAGAAAGATTAGAAGCTCTTCCTAGAGAAGATCTTCTTGAGATCCTAAAAGCACAAGACCCAGAAATTATAAAACAAGTAAACAGAATAGAATGGGTCTTTGCTAATAAATTAACTCACGTTAACTGGTCAGACGGATCACCCATTGAGTCTAGGCCATTAACTAATAGAGAATTATCATTATTAGTAGATGAGCCATTTGAGGTTGATAATAATTTGCTAAATGCCGGGCTATCTTCTGAGCAGCAAAGGCAATTACACTACGCAAAAGATCCTTGTCTATGGGCTAAGCATTTCTTGGGTGTAGAAACTAGAGTTTACCAAACTCTGATTTTAAGAGACCCAGCATTAAGAAAAGTTTTAAGAGCTGGTCGTCGTTTAGGTAAAACTTTTACAATGGCAGTTTATCTTTTGCATTACAGCTACACGCATAGAGACGGAAGATGTCTTGTTATTGCGCCAATGAAATCTCACGTGGAATTAATCTACCAAGAAATGGTTAGATTAGCTACAAAAAATAATATAGTCCTTGATTCCATAACAAGAAAAGTAACTAGCCCTCAGTTTATGATTCAGTTTTCTAATGGATCAACAATTAGATTCTTCACATCAGGAATGAGATCTGGAGGCAAGTCAGACGTTGCTCGTGGTCAGGAAGCTCACGTAATTGTGCTTGACGAAATGGACTACATGCACAATGATGACCTTGACGCGCTATACGCAATGCTCCAGAAAACCGCTGAAGACCAACCAGACAAAGTTTTAATAGCAGCATCTACCCCAACTGGTCGTAGAGAAAAATTCTGGGAATGGTGTAGGAATCCTAGGTTTAAGGAATTTTGGTTTCCATCATACGCAAACCCATTCTTTAGTAAAGAACAAGAAGATGAATTTAGAGAACAATATTCCGAAATGGGATATCGCCACGAAATCGAAGCAGACTGGGGAGAAGACTCAGAAGGAGTGTATCCAAGAAGATACGTTGACTTAGCTTTTATAGATCCAGGTTGGTCTTACATACCAACTATAACTTCGGCACGAAGTTTCCATGTTATTGGAGTTGACTGGGACAAATATGGAGCCGGAACAAACATAGTAGTATTAGAAGTTTGTTCTGAAAACTATGAAGAAGCAGAATTTAGAGGCAAGATAAAACTTTGCTTTAGAGAAGAAATAGAAAAGTCTGAATATACATTAACTAAGGCTGTAGCTAGAATTATAGAACTCAACACAATGTTGAACCCAAAACACATATATGTGGACAGAGGCTATGGTGAAGTACAAGTTGAGCTGTTGCGTAAGCATGGTGTAGAAAATCCAAATACTGGATTAAAAGAAAAAGTAAAAGGCGTCAGCTTTGCAGAGACAATAGACATCAGAGACCCTTACACTAAGCTAATGGTCAAAAAAGAGTTAAAGCCTTTTATGGTTGATAACTTAAGACAATTTCTAGAAAGAGAACAATTGTGTATTCCCGCATCTGACGATGACATGTTTATGCAATTAATATCTTATGTCGTAGTAAGAACCACCCAAACTGGAAGACCTGTCTTTGAAGCTGGTGGTTCTGCAGTTGATCACGCGCACGATGCTTTGATATTAGCATTACTGGCAATTACCCAAAACTATGGAGAGTTCAGTAAAGCTAAGTATGCTATGAATACAGAAAGTATATCGAATACATTTTTTATGCCGGAAGAACAACTAGTTTCTTCGACTAATACTTTAGATAATCAACAAAGAGTTGGAAGAGCAGACAAAATTAATGTTGGTACACCCAAAGCGGGATTTAGAAAAAAAACAACCGCTAAGATAAAAAGAAATATGTTTTAGGAGAAATTATGTCAGTAAATATGCCGAACGTCCCACAGTCACCAAATTTATTTGATACTAACCCACCATTTGAAACAAGTGGGTTGACTTCTAGCGAACTAATGGATATGGCTATGCAAAGACAGCCAGACCTAAGAACAATGAATCATTATTTAGGTTCAATGACAGAAGTCATCCCTAGGGGTAATGTTTTGGCAGAAATAGCTGATGCAATAATGTCAATGAGTAAAGTTATTGGAGAAATAGAAGCATTGCTAGATATTACTTATTTAGATAGTTCTTTGTCTCCAGATTTAGAAGAAGCACATAATCAAGTGTGGTCAGAAGTGGTAAATGCTGCAAAAACAGAAGTTTCAGATATTATAACAATATCTCAAAAACCAGCACCTAACTACATAAGTTACCAAGAATACCTTTACGCTGTAGATCATCAGTGTAGGGGCTGTAGAGCATTAGTAATGGAGTACGACGCTTATGTCGGTAAAACTACATTAAGTTTTTACTATGACATTAAGACATTTATATCGTACATGCATTACGAGATGCTACGCATGAACAACGTCATGCTGTATACGATAGGGGATGAATACGACGATGATACAGAAAAAAAGGTCGCAAAAGAATTCTACCAATGGGCAAAAACGTGTAAAGAATATACGAAACTCTTTGCCCGTGAAATCTTCTCAGGCCCACCTGAACTCCCCCAATCCGAGGTGGATAATGTCACTCAAATCCAAGCAGCACAATTTGAAGCATTTTTTTCGATCAGAATAAACTCTTACCAATCAGAAACAAAAAAACTTTTAGGTTTGGCAAAAAGAGAAATGGTAGATACATGCGACATGTATTATGACAATTTCTTATCTCCAGCTATTAAGTCAAGAAGCTTAGTCGCGTATCCTTTAGAGCTTTCTTTGTTATCTAGCAGCATGAGAACAAAGTCTCCTAACTTAGCTAAAGAAGTTGTTATAGCAGCTTCTTCTATTAATGGAAACTTAGCATCTTTATTGGCTGACTTAAGAGATAAAAGAATCAACGCAGATAAAAAGATATCTGGCGTCTTAGCTATGATTAGAGAAAAAAGAAGATACATTTCTTATACAAGACAACTAAAGTTTGTTTCTGGCACTAAGTCCGAAAGATATTTTATTGATGTTCCCTATGACGAATATGCCGGGTATTTTGAGCAAGCTTCAGTTAATAATGAAAAGCATGAAACATTAAACTCAAGTCATAAATATTTTACTGACTTATTAGAAGACAACCATCCTCAATACTTGTTGAGATCTGGTGGAGTTATTACTGGTGATATAACTATCTCAGAAGGGTCCACAATAGGAGGTCTAGATTTAGCTAACCATAGTCACTCAGCAGCCGATGGCTCATCTCCCATAAGAGCTAGTTCGGTAGACTATTCTCAGGATAGAATAGATAAACAATTTTTAGAAAACTTTACAGATCCAGACAATCCTGTTTCTGTATCTGTAGATTCTTATAACCCAGAAATTTTAACTGGCGGTGTCCCAGTTGTTGATGTTATAATAAGTGCTAGCTTAGGCCTTGAATCAGCCGAAGGAATTGACAATGAAAGATTTAACATGATTGTCGAATATGTGGAATTAGAGGATTAGTCATGTCTTGGTTTAACTATTTATCAAGGGATGGATCATTCGACGACGTAAATGCAAGATATATCTTTCCACCAATGAGAAACGAAATTAAGATTAGTGCTCCGTATTATGATATAGAGCCAAATAATTTACTGGTAGTCAAAATAAACGATGATTCTTTTTATACTAAAGTAGATAAGAATAAAACAAAAACAACAGACAACAAACAATATGTTGTTGTATATCAAAGTGACCCTACTAGCAATATATTTAAAGTTGTAAAATCTAATATTATTAATTCTACTTTGTATTTTTTAAGTGGCGATACCCACAAACAGGGAACCGCAATAAATGAAAAATATCATATATATTACGGCAATTCTTATATAAAATATGTAGAACCAGTTACGCACTCAGGCGTAGTAAAGTACAAACAAATTAGTCAAGCAAATATTACTTCTTTTACTAACACGCCGGCAAATCTTCTAACAGCAGATTACAACTTGAACATATCGACGATAGCAAGCTATCTAACTACAGTTGATGCCAAGAATGACGCAACTGATGGTTCTCCAGTTTTTTCTTACTATAACCAAACAACTGATTGGCTTGAGTACAAATCTAATAATCCTGGGTCAATTAACCGCGCAGACTTTAAAAAATGGTGGAAAATTTAAACTTAAAATTATCAAAAAAGCCATAACAACAAATGATTACGCTAATGATACTTCAATTACTATTGAAGAAAAAGAAGTCGTGAGCAATGTAATTATAAACCTAGCTTCCAATGAAAGTGTTTCAAAGTTAGTTTACGAGATAGACACACTAGAATACAGCGAAGAATATTATTTTGTTATAGAAGTAATAGAACAAGATAATATTAACCAAGCAGATACTGTTGTCCAGTTTATAAATTTTAAATATCTAGAAGGACCAGTAGCTACATTGGATTCCAAAGAATACTCTAGTGTACTTTCATTTAAATCTTAAGGAGAATCATGACCCAATTTAGACAGACCATACAAGACCTAAAGCCAAATACAAGGTACTTGGCAAAAGTTTTAGTAAACGATAAAAATATATCAACTATAATTGCTGAAAAAAGTTTTATATTTGAAACACCGGGAGATGAAACTATTCCTGGCACCCCAGATATAGCAAATTTCTTTTTGTACAGTAATTCAAAGTCTGTTATGTTCAAATTTGATGCGCCTACTGATAAAGACTTAGTTGGATACGATTATCAAGTATATTCAACCAACAGTCTTACCACGTTACTGCAAGAGCGGATCTAGCTATACCAGCGTATTCACTGTAGTTTTAGCAGGTGTTACAGTTGCGTTAAATGCTGTCACACCCCCGATCTATTATGGCAGAGTAAGATCTTTCGACAACTCTGGCAACAGGGGCCCTTGGACTTCGCTAATTGGTTCAGTTGCAACACTAATTGACTCTGCAGAAATAACAGAGCTAACCGCCACAAAGATAAAAGCAGGAACTATAACGTCATCCATCATTGCTTTAGATGGAGTTAACTCAATAATAAAATCATCAGGTTATGTAGCTGGGGCTAATGGTTCTGGTTGGGCAATTAAAGGTGACGGAAATGCAGAGTTTAGTGCAGCATCAATAAGAGGAGAAATTAATGCAAAATCCGTAACTACAACTGGTTTAACTATATCTTCAGATGGTACAGTAGCAACTACATCAGGAAAGTTTGGGGTGACTGCTGGCGGAGTGCTATCTGCCACAGGAGCAACTATTAGTGGAGCGATAACTGCAACGTCTGGATCTTTTACTGGAGCAGTTACTGCAACATCTGGAACATTTACCGGAACAATAAACGCATCTGGCGGAACAATGACCGGGTATTTAAGAGCTGGAGATGTTTACATTGGCAAAAACGTCAACGACGCTGCGGATCATAATGGTCTAGGGATAGATGGAACATGGAACAACGCATGGGTAAGAAGAGAAGCCAATGATACGGCTTATTTTAGGGCAGGTTCAGATTCTAGGTACATACAGGTGGACACAGGTGGTTCGTCTGGTATTTATTTTCCTTATTTTAGCGTAGATAATGACGGGAACATGACCGCCCTAACAGCCAATATCACTGGAACCGTTAATACAGGAAACCTAACAGCCACTGGTGGAACTATTGGTGGCTGGATTATTGATGGTGGCGGGATTAGAACATCAGGGACATATTATGGCAACGTACCTTATGACCCAATAGCTATGTTATTATCTAATGGTGCATTTGTAGTCTACCAATGGGATGCTAGTCAACCAGGGTCTTTTGTCGTTGACCCAGATAATGGCGTTTTAGTAAATGCCATAAGCATGAGAAGCAGGGCTACAGGCGGGTCAAAAACCCATTGGTACCCATACCTAGATAACAACAAGGCTCTTCGGAGTTTCAGATTATAGATGGACAGAAGTTTGGTCGATTGATGGTTCAATAAATACTTCAGACAGAAGAACAAAAACAGCAATAGAAGATATACATATTGGGTTAGATTTCATTAATGACTTACGCCCAGTTTCTTACAGAAGAATAGCTTCTTACATGGAAGCAGTATTGGACGAAAACGGAGAAGAAATAAGAGATCCAATTACACATATACCAGAGGTAAGAATAGGTGCTCCAGGTAAAAGAAGGCACCTAGGTTTGATTGCTCAGGAAGTTAAAGAAGCAATAGATAAAAACAATATTGATCCAAAGGATTTTGGCCCATGGATATTAACAGATACGGAAAACCCAGACTCAGACCAAGCACTTAGGTATGAGGAATTTATATCTCCTATAATTAAAGCAATACAAGAATTATCTGCAAAAGTTGCTACTTTAGAAGCTAAGATGATATAATAAAATTCATGGAAAATAATTTAGATGTAAATTTCATCATGCAAGCTTTCCAGGACAAGGTAAACGCCTTAGTTCTTGAAGGCATAATAAAGGATGCTACAATTAAACAGCTTACAGCTGAGATTAATTTAAACGCTCCTGCAAAAGAACCAGAAACAATAAAAAACACAAAACAAAAGGATGACTTTCAATGAGTGAAGATACCAATGTAGAAGTAGAAGATGTCCAGCAAGAGGCAACTGTAGTTATTAAGATTTCACAGCAAAATCTTTCCTATAAGAGCGATTTTTCTGAAACTGAAACAATCTTTTGGCTTGAAGCAGTTAAGAGTCTTATTATTAAGAAATCTTTCGAAATGTCTGGATTGTCTGAAACAAGTAAGTAAAATTAGTAATTTCAATTACTATTATAATTAAACCTAGTTTAAAGCAGGGTATATCCTATGGCCGTTAGATCATATCTGCCTTTTTTCTCTGACAATAGTGGCTCTTCAGTAGTTGAAAAAGCGTTAAAACCAGAAGAATTAAAAGGCTTAAGTAAGAGCATTAAGATAGCTGCGTTAGCTTTAGGCTTTCGAGGTTCTTCTTATTATTATGACACAAGAGCTGCTTTCGAGCCGTCTCCGTACGACTTTAATAGGATTACCCAAGCTTGTGACACAGACGGCTATGCCCGTCAGGCTGTGTCTAAGCACCGTGAACTCTTTTGGAAAGAGGGCTGGGAAATCATTGGCGAGAACGAAGAGGCTGTTTCCTATCTTTATAGGAGAATAGACTTTTTTGAAATGACGATGAAAAGACCGTTTTCGGAATTTTTGATGGAACTGTCTGACCAGCTAATAAAGTATTCAAACGTTTTTATTGTCAAAGCTAGGGCTGATTTAAGTTCTTACTTCCCTGATACTTTAACTCCAGTTAATGGTAGCGACCCAATTGCTGGGTTCTATCTGATACCTACTGAGCAAGTATACATTTTAAGAGACAAGCAGAACAGAGCTAAAGCCTACCAACAGGCAACTGACCCTTTAACATATTCGCCAAACGACAAAGACCCAGTATGGTCTGCCGAGCGCGTAATACACATGTACTTTGATAAAAAGCCAGGAAGAGCTTTTGGTACTCCAGCTTTGTCTACTGTCCTTGATGACATTATTGCATTAAGACAAATGGAAGAAGATATACAAAACTTAGTCCATAGAGAACTATTCCCACTTTACAAGTACACGATTGGTACAGCAGAGCAACCAGCAGAGCCAGAAGAAATAACAAAAGCTGCAGCTGAGATAGAAAACATAAGAGCTGAAGGTGGGCTAATATTGCCATTCAGACACGCTGTAGACGTCATTGGGGCTAACAACACTGCACTTGATGCATCACAGTACCTAAATCATTTCAAAGAAAGAGTTGCAGTAGGTCTAGGCGTTGCTCCTCACCATCTTGGTATGAGCATGAATGGTGGTAACAGATCAGTTACCGAAAGACTAGACGCTGCTTTGTATGACAAGGTTAAGCAATTACAAAAGCAGTTCTCTGATCTAGTAAGACTGCATATATTTAACGAACTTCTTTTTGAAGGTGGCTTTGATCCAATTGCAAACCCAATAGAAGATACTATATCAGATAGATGTTTCTTGCGATTTAAAGAGATAGATGTTGATACTCAGGTTAAGAAAGAAAACCATTTAATCCAGAAGTATGTTAATAATCTAATAACATTAGACGAAGCAAGATTAGTACTTGGCCTAAGCTCTGAGTTAGATGAACAACAATTATATATGGCTTTGCAGGCAAAAATGCAAATGGATATAGCAGCAAATGCAGCTGCAGTAGCTCCAACGCCAGCAGCAACTTCTACTAGCAAAACTGGAGACGGACAAACACCAGCACCTAAGGGTCAGGTAAATCTACCTTCTAAAACAAAAGATGCTGGGAATAAAGCTCGACCATCTAACCAGTTCGGAAGAAACAAATCTTCTAATATTAAAAGATCAGCTGATGATTTAAGTTGGCTTCCAGCAATTGAAAAGTTGCTCGATAACGACTATACTGTAGTCGAAGAAAATAACCCGATTACACTATAGGAGATATATGATAGTAGATGAAAATCTGTTAGAAGAATTAGAAAATTCTGTTTTAAATAGCCAGTACCGTTTGGCTAATGTCCATGTGTTAAGCATATTAGAGCAATTGATTCCAGTTATAGAAGAGCTAAAAGAAAAAATGGATATTATAGAAGATTTTCTTTCTTCAGACGAAGATGAAAAACAACCTACTGCAGTAGTAGAAGAAAAAAAAGTAACAGTAGAAGAAAAAATTGCAGAACCTAAGATCGACACTTTAGAAGTAAAAGAAGATGTTGAATCAAAAGAAGTAAAGGCTAAAGCTAAAACTAAAGAATAATGATTGCAGAAGTAAAGGAGTAAAGCAATGGTTATGAAAAAGAAAATTTATATAGCTGGTCCTAGAATGGGGCAAAACAATTCTGCATACGGAATTGATGCAAAGCCAGCAAAATCTTCCAAGACTAAGAACAAAGCAAAGAAGAAAAAGTAATGGCTAAATCACCAGCATGGCAAACAAAAGCGGGTAAAAACCCTAAAGGTGGACTTAACGCAAAAGGGCGTGCTTCAGCAAAGAAGCAAGGCATGAACTTAAAGGCACCAGTAAAATCAGGCGACAACCCAAGACGTGCCTCATTCCTTGCACGCATGGGCGGAATGCCTGGTCCAGAACGTAAACCAAACGGTGAACCAACAAGACTTTTATTGTCACTTAAGGCTTGGGGGGCTTCATCAAAAGCTGATGCTAAAAAGAAAGCTGCAGCTATTTCCAAAAGAAATAAAGGAAAGAAGTAAATTATGGCTAGTAAGAAAAAAGTTTGGGATAAACCAAGTCCAAAATCTAAACCTAAAAAACTAAGTACTAAAGCAAAAGCTTCAGCAAAAGCAATGGCAAAAGCTGCAGGACGACCATATCCAAATCTAATTGATAATATGAGAGCTGCAAGGAAAAAGAAGTAATGGCAGCCAAAAAGAATTGGATAGCAGGGGCAATCAAAAGGCCTGGAGCTTTTACTAAGAAAGCAAAAAAGGCTGGTAAATCAGTTCCAGCTATGGCAGCAGCAGTCACAAAAAATCCAACGCGATATAGTAAGCTAACTGTAAAACAAGCAAATCTAGCAAAAACGCTAGGAAAAATCAACAAAAGAAAGAAGTAGACAAAAATATGGCAATGAAGAAAGTATCAAAGAAAATGGCAAAAAAAGCAGCACCAGCAGCTAAAAAAGCTGCAGCAAAAACGGACGGCATGACGCCAGCGCAGAAGAAGCTGCCACCATTTCTTCAAGCAGCAATTGCTAAAAAGAAGAAGAAGCCAAAGTACTAAAAACAATTAATAAAAGTGTTTGGAATTAAAAAACTTTAAGATGAAAGATTGTGTTTGATGATAATTATAGGATGCCCAATTTATAAACGAGATTGGATTTTGCCAGCTTGGTTGTACTTCATTGAAAACCAGTCTGTCAACTTATCTGATATTGGTTTTGTTTTTGAACTGGGAACTGATGATGATGAAACTATAGGAGTATTATCTGCTTGGAAGAAGCATCATCCGGAAGTAAAAATATTTGATTTAGAAGTAAGAGATGATTTAGCTCATTTCTCACACAAAGAAGGGACCCGTCAATGGTCTTATGCTAAATATACTAATATGGTTTCAATGCGTAATTCTATTTTAGAAAAAGTAAGAGACGCAAACGCCGATGCATATTTTAGTCTTGACTCAGATGTTTTACTTACTAATCCAAACACAATAGAATTATTATTAAGTCATATTTCTATGGGCGCTGACGCAGTTAATACGTTGATGTTTATGACACCATTTGGAATTGACTTTCCTAGTGTGATGTCATGGGTTAATGGTACTAACTATGAAAAGGCTCATAGAAATATTTCTTATCCGTTAGGGTCTTACTTCCAATCAGATGTTATAATGGCAGCTAAGATGATGTCGAAGGATGTGTATAAAAATATAAACTATGAATTTCACGCACAAGGCGAAGATCTAGGTTGGAGTAAAAACTGCGCAGAAAAAAATTAT